GGTCTGTATCGTCACCCTCGATGTTTTCAAGGGTGTCAACAAAGTCCTCAAAGCTCTTGTCAGTTTGCTTTCTGCGGCGTAGGGCGTTCCAAACAATGTAGGCAAGGTAAGTCAGGCGTGGGTCTTTTTGAATTGTTGTTACAGCAAGGTTGAACTTATCCTCGAAAGCGATAAAGTCCGGTGTGCCACATACAACTGATTCTTTAGAACCATCTACAAACTCAACTTTGAAAGGGATTTGCATGGCTCTACGCTGTTGCTCTAGTGAGTGCTCCCGTTAGCGGCCACGATACGGATACTGTTGCTAGATCTCCGACTGTGGAAGCGTAGGGGGTGTACTGAGTTACAAGGAAAGTTCCTGTGTAGCTAGGGTTGCTTGAGGTAACAGTTCCTGAAGTCGGTATAACAACAACAGTTGCGTTAGTTCCAAGTAGAGGCCAAAGAATAGAGTCGAGTGCGCCAGCAGCGAAGTCCTGGTGGAACTCTAGTGTGATTGAGCCAGATTTTAACCCTGCTATCCTCGTTCTCCACTCAGACCCGAAACTGGTTGTCTCTTGTTCATCTATTTCTATAGGAAGTTCAACGGATGCAAGGGATGAGCTTACTGTTCCGCCGTTGATTGTGACTTTATAGTCGGTTGCTACGAATTTTGCCAATTTATGTTCTCCTAATCGGCAAATACATCAACAGCAAATTCAGCCGCTAAGTAAGTGCCCTCATTCATTTGGATGGGTGTGTAATTTGTCATTTCAGTCACTCGGCAATCATAGGCGTAACCACCAAGTGTCTTATCTGATTCTACTGCGTTCTTGATACTTGAGGCTCCTGTGCTAGAGCAGAAGGCATCAAGGGATCTCTGTGCGTACTTTTCCGCTGCCCTGCCTACAATGACAACAACGGAAAACCTGTAAAGGGTAAGACCTTTATTGAAGGCTTGGTTATAGTCCACACTTGTTGGTCTAACCAGGGCGATTGGTGGGTTCGGGTTATCTGGCATTTCTGCGCTAGTGCGTAGTCCAGTAATAGTAGCAAGGTTAGTGGCGATAGCCGTTCTTAGCTGGCTGATGCTTGCCACTATGCAAACCTGATTCTGCGGTAAGGACTGACTAGCTGTGCGACATCTGGGTCGAGCTGGTTGCTGACTCGCATGATTCCGATGTCAGAGATACCTGCCACTCCGAGAGGGCTGTCTAGTCGCTTGTAGATTCGGCTGGACTGAATGACACAAGCCTGAGTTACAGCGATTGGGACTGCTGACCATCCCCAAGTTCCTGTGACCTCGACAGTTGCTTCACCTTCCCATTGGGTAAACAAGTAATCGCCAACAGCTCTGATGTGAGTGTATGAGGTAGGCAATCCGTCAACTCTGCCGTTTAGGGGTTCGAGCTGGTAATCGTTAGCAGTCCAAGTTTGGTCAAAGCTACCATCATCATCTGACTTGGTTCTTAGTTGGGTGAGCGTGATTAGATCGTCAATCTCAACTTGTAGGTAATCCATTGGGGTAAAGATTCGAGTAGCTGTTCCAGTAGCTGAGAAGCTGCGGTTGGTGTATCCGTCAATCGCGCGAGAGCCTGACTCAATTGCCATCTCTAGCAGGGCATCATCGACATTATCTGTGATTCTGAGTGCACTTTTAACTTGACTTAATGAAGCGTAACCTTGGGTGATTGCCATAATGTTCTCTATTCTATCTTCTAAAAAGCATACGCTCTTTGATGGCTGTTGAGCTTATTCCCCTGGTGTAAGGAATGTAGATAAGGGCAATGCCTCTATCGTCTAACCAATCTTGGTCAAAGTTCATCTGCTTGTGGTAATCCTTGACAGCCCAATCCGAGCCTATTGCAATTATGTCAGGCATGACGCTATTGATTGCTTGAGTGCTATCTGGCCCACCTGAGTTGGTTATGACCTCGGCAACATAGCGACACGATCTAAGCACCTCACGCCTGTCGCTGAAGCTTAGGACTGGTGGCTTGCCCTTGTATTCCTGAATAAACTCATCGGTGTTTAGGGAAACAACCACATCGCCTAACTCAGCACAGCGTTGCAAGAATCTAACATGACCTGCGTGGAATAAATCGAAAGTCCCACCTGTGTAAACTAAGTTCATTCCCAGCCGTTCTCTCGTCTTATGTCTAATGAGTAAACACCAGCACTGTAATCGTTATTGGCTATCTTAGCCTCATGTAGTTTCTGGTTAGCAAAGAAGGTCTTGGCGTTCTTGTTTTCATAGCCAGCCTTGATGGTTGAGCTGTTGTCATGGCTTAGCTCGATGTCAACCCTGCGAACATTTACACCAGCGAAGTCTGCTCGCCTCATGTAGTCGTTGTCCTCAAAGTAGGCAGGAAAGAATCCACACTCATCGAACAGCCCTAGATCACTGACAGCCTCATCACCCAAAACGAAAGCTTGCCAATGGGGTGCATCGCCTGTGAGGGTTATCTCATCCCTGCGAGCCTGTGAGAGTTTCTCTAAAGCACCAGGCTCAAAGACCACATCGTTAGAAACTATGAACCAGCGTTGAGCGTAAGGGAAGGACTTTATCCCCAAGTTCCACGATCCAGATACTCCGAGATTAGCCGGCATTGGTAGGTGTGTGACCTTCTTGAAGTTATCGCCAAGGTCAAGAGTGAGGGCTGTCTGATGGCTTGCTCCGTTGTCAATTATGAGCAGGTGGTCAACTGGGACATCCACGCTGTTGAGCATGCGCTGAAGTAAGTCATAGCGATTGAGGACTGGGACTATTAGGTTTTCAATCATTTCCAAGTTCCTTTGTATTTAGCTATGTAGTCATTCTCTAGCACTAGGTTAGTTCTCCCATGCTTTTCTACTTGTCTTGTTGAGTTGGAATCTTTCAGGTCAGGGAATAAGACCGAAGGCTCACCTGCTACCTTCACATAATCTTGATGCCAAGCAATCTCATTATCTATTGCTTCACGCTTTGTAGTGATTACTGGAACGCCTATTTGCTCAATTACCGAACGCTCATAGACACCTGCGTAACAGCCAAAGAAATAAGGATCAGCGGTTAGGGCAACAGAGCCAGAAGTGGAATCAAGTAAGTCCCAGAAGGCTTCATCTTTGATTACCCAGGAGTCTTGTAGAAACAAGAATCTATCGGCATTAGTGTTATCCATAACCCAGCCGATTTTGGCAAGCTCAAATCCAAAGCTAATGACTGCGATGTGATTGCGGTTGATTGAAGCCGAGCAATCTGCCAGCCAGCTTTCCCTGCCTAGCGATGACCCAATTACTACTAGGTCTATTTCAGAAGCTTCTTGAGTATTGGTAGCCAATGCTCATCCCAAACCTTTTCAACATCAAACTTGCTGGCAAAGTCTATGGCTACCTGTGATGGGCCACGCTCGGCCTTGTAAGATTCCTCAAGAGCATTGACCAAGCTAGAGATGCTGGGAGTCATCCACCAAGCGTCTTGCCCTGCATCCCAAGTTAGCTGACCATCTGTAAGCCATGAGTCCTCGCTGATTAGATCAGGTGTTGCTGCCCAGTTAGAGCCAATGACCCTAGTGCCACAGGCTTGAGCCTCGACTGCTGGAACACCAAAGCCCTCACCAAAGCTAGGTGCTAGTAAAACATCCATGCGTGAGTAGAGTGCGGCTAGGTCGGTCTGAGCTAATCCAAAGCGGTAGTCATTAGGGTTGGGAAAGATTACCTGGTCTTTTCTAATTCCTGTTGAGTTGAGAATGTTTAGCAAGTTCCAGCCACCAGCTTGACCAACTGCGTCTGTGTGTAGATACAGCACAGCGTCAGGGTGAGCTTTAGCAAACAAGCTAAAAGCAAAGATAAGTTCTCCAAAGGCTTTGCGGTGAACTAGACCCGATGCCTTGTTAGCGGCAACAACTCCGACAACAAAGTTATCTGGCTCTAGTCCCATGTAGGCGTTTATCTCATGTCTGCCTATTTTGGTTGTTGGCTTGTAAACCTTTGTGTCTATTGCGTGAGGTGCGTACTCACACTCAATACCCTTTTCGGTTAGCTGTCTGACTCCATGAGGTGACATAGCGATTGGGGTTACATTGTCTTTGCGTAGGAACTTCTCTACCTTTGGGGGAAGTGTCACATGGTCGAGTGGTGTCCAAGCACCGATGGGGAAGTCATCGTATCCGTTGGCAAGCATTACCCAAACATCGTAAAGGCTAATAAAGAGATTAGGTTTATCTTTTCCGGCAATAAAGGATTTGTGATCTACTGGGCCAGAGTCATTTGAGTAGAGGTCTATTCCTCTGGGGTAATGTGGGACATCGCCAAAAGGTGTTTTGATTGTGCTTGGGATTCCCTCTAGTCCGTAATTGGACAACATAGCGACATCAAGACCTGAGCGCTTCAATCGGTCAACAAGCATGGTGGCCTGTTGTCCGTATCCTGTCGGCGCGTTGTAGCTATTAGACCAGACGCTTACTGCGCCGTTTAGTTTCTCTTTATTCGTAGGCATACTTCATAATAGCAAAAAAAGCAGGGAACACAGTCCTACGCTCTGTGTCCCCCGCCCTACAAGTTTACTTGTTGCCCATTATTCAGGATAAAGGGAAACCCCCCAGAGCCTAAGCCCTGAGGGGTTTCTCGGATTTCCAGTTGGAAACAAGCTATTAGCTTGCGCCCCCCTTGAAATATCCTATGTGAGTTGCGTGAGTTAGTCCACCATCAAGACGGATTAGGCCTCGGTAGGTTACTGTGTCTGTGTTGAACGCGAAGTCAGCTGACTGGTCAACGCGGATTCCACCTGCGACTCTAACAACAAATGATGGCTGGTGCCCGAAGAGGACGCTCTTGGTTCCGGTGCCCACTGACGCAATCGCGGGGTTTTCATATACTGGGTAGCCAAGCAAGGTTGCTGGCTGACCTGGTACTGCTGAGTTAGTCCAGATGTAGTTACCTGCACCATCCTTTAGCTTGCGAGCTGCTGCGATACCTGACTTGCTCATCTGGAAGCCTAGACCTGGCAATACTCTTGCGCCGTCTGCGATTCCATAAACAAGGTCAATTAGGTTCTCGTATGAAGCTGCTCCACCAACACCGGTTCCACCAGTTACTACTGAGCCAGCGGCTGCAGATAGCTTTGTGGTTAGAACGGAGTTAGCCTGCAGACCCAATGAGGTTCCGAGGTTTTGAGCAATATACTGGGTGATGTTAAATCCAGCGTCAGTTACTAGCTCAGATGCAACCTGAACCAAAGCTCCATACTTCTCAGCACCAAGGGTGATGGATGAGAATGTTGGGTTGGACTCAGAGATAGTTCCTGCTGCTGCTACTGAACCTGCGGTTGAAGTAGCTGTGACTGTTGGAATTACTAGATTTTCTCCACTCTGTGTGTTCAAGACCTCAGACACAGTTAGCATTGGGCCAACTAGCTGAGCAATCTCAAATACTCTGTCGAAGAAGGATTGCCCGACCGTATTTGCAGAAGGCACTAGGGTACGAGCCTCGCGAGCGAAGTCGTATCCGCGCATTTCGCCAGAAGCGATTGCACGAAGGATGTCAGCGTCAGAGTTGTCCTTAGCTGGCATAGATGGTGAGAATGAAGCAGCAGCCTCAGAAGCACGAGCTTCACGATCTGCTAGTTTACGAGCGGTTTCGATTGTTGCATCGGCTGAGTCGATGTCAGCTTCGATACGAGCAATCTTTTGGTTTTCCTCAGCAGATAGTCCACGCTTTTCAGCCTCAGCAAAGTCTAGAACTTCTCTAGCCTGTGCGATTAGGTTGTTGCGGGCATCCATCTGAGTCTTAATGAAATCAGACATGATTTCCTTTCGGATTAGATGATTATGGGATTCCTGCGGTGCTGACACTCAACAGATACAGCGGTGCTTACACTCAACTGTTAGCTACAAGTTTATAGGCGAAAAAAAACCCCAGCTCAGGAAAGGGGGCCGAGCTGGGGCTAAAGAAACTCTATCGGGTTTCTTTGGTATCCATAACCCTTGCTTCTTTGGCTGGGTTATATGAGTTCTTGTTGTCTAGGTCAAAGATTGCATTAGCTAGGTCATCTGCCATGTCAGCGATAACACCGACTGATGGGTTGCCAGCAGCTTTTAGGATTGCGTTCTTGATTTCGTCTTTGGTAGCCATGTCTAAATCCTTTTCAGTAGAAGGTCGAATTGCTTTTTCTTGAGGTCTAGTAGATCAAGGCCGTTGTCAATTACTTCCTCAATCTCTGGCTGTGCCTTTAGCTTGTTGACCACCTCGGTAATCAAGTTAGCGTTGGCCTCGTCAAGTTCCTCACCTGACTCTAGCTTTAGCAGGGCATCGGCTAGTTGGTCTGGGTTAATGGTTTGAGCTGATCTAACCTGTGCGGTGGTAGCTTCATAGGCTGGGAAGCTAACAATGCTGACCTCGAATAAACGGACTGATTCAAGTGTGCGTGTCTTGCCATCGCTTGCCCATGAGTCTTTGATGACATTGAATCCGAAGCTCATAGAATCTATAACCTTAGTGCGTAACAGCTCGGCTATGTCCCTTCCCCTAGTTGTGTTGGGCAGGGAAGCTGTAACCTTTAGACCTCTTGAGTCCTCGACCAGTTGCATAGTGCCACCTCTGAGGGAAGCTAGTGGCTCACCTGAGTCATGGTTCCAAAGTAGCTTTACCTCGTTGCGAGATTGTAAGGAACGCTTGAAAGCACCAGGAGCAACATACTCAACAAAGCCACCCAAGTCCTCGGATGGAGAATTGAATACTGAGGCGTAGCCGGTAAAGCTCATGCCGTCACCTTCAGCCCTGACCTCAAAGTCAACGCTGTTGGTTCTTATCTCTGGCTCTTTATTCTGTGGGCCGTCAATCTTTAGTGCGATTGCTCTGGCAACATCTAGCCACTTGTTTTTGTTTTCCATGCGGTTATTTTCCTCTGCTCTGATTCTAGCAACTACCGAATCAGCGTAGTCTTGGGTTCTTTGTGCTGCTCGCTTGCTTGGCCCTGATCCCCAAAGTAAGTGTGCTACCACACCTGCGGATGGGTAGTTATCAGACTCAGGGTTTGCATCTGGTGAGTCAAGGTCAACTAAGTGTCGAGCAATCCAAGCGGCAATCCTTATCCACTTGTCATCGCTGACTCTACCCTCGGCCATCTCTCTTGCTTCTCTGATTGTCTTAGGGGTTACGCCGTCACCAGCTAAACCTTCCTCGTAATACTCAAGTCCACGCCGAGCTGCTGCTCTCATGTAGGCAGGGGCTTCTTGGTTGATAGCTCGTTCCTCATCGTTTGATTCCCAAGAGTTGCAGTAATAGCCACCATCAACAAAGTCATCCCAACGTTCACACCAAGCTTTGTCACCCTCAGCGTTTACTCTTGACTCGTCAAAGAAAAAGCAGTTGCCACAAGCCCTGCCCTCTGGCACATCCTCAGATAGAGCTGGTCGGTAATTGTCAGGCAGGTTAGCACCCTCAACATCAGGCTCGTCAATTTCCTCTACCTGCTCAACCTCGACAGCAATCATCTTGGGTGTCGGTATCTTTTCTAGCTGGAATACATTTATAACCATCATCTTGTCGGTTGGGCTAAAGATGCCATCCTCGTAATCAAACAATCTGACCACAGCAAACTGCTCTTGAACCATCTCGACCTGTGCAGCAACTCTTGGATCAAGTGGTGCCCAAGAAACAAAGTCACCAACTTCTAGTGAACCCACTGCGGCTCTTTCGCCAACAAACTCTGTACCCTCGTCAATGCTGATAGCGACAGCTTGGTCAATGGCTGATTCCTTTGAGTCATGGCAACCGATTGACTCGCCATCCTCTTTTTCAACAGCCCAGTTAGGGCAGTCAGGGTTTGTCTGTGTAATGTAATAAGGCATCTCTATACCTGCTTCATCCAGTGAATGATGTGTCCCGCTTTGTCAGATACTGCATAAAGCTCTTGTGAGGCGTACATATCAAACTGCATCGTTGTTAGCTTTTCAAGACCCAATCCGTTATTTATAGTGACACCAGGGCCACCAAGAAAAACCTTTGCTGTGTTATCAGCGTTATGAATAGAAAGCCTAAAGTCGCTGTTGCTAGTGCCATCAACAAGTGATGCTGTTAGTCCGATGGTGGTGTGACCTGTGGTAATTGGCATTACTCAACCTCGTAGGCTGCTGTCGGATCCTCTGGGTTTACCTGAGCGATACCTTGTAGTTGAACTGTTGGTAAGCCGGTGTGTGCAATCTCTGGCAAGCCCATAGCGGCCATAACCTCGGCAGGGTCAAAACCTGAGTTGACAAGTTTCTGAGCCATGTTGACTCGCTTGTCTGTGGCTACAAGTTCGGCTGCGTCAATGTTCACATTGGCTAGTGGCACTCGAATAATCTCTCCGCCGTCAACTGGTGGCAAGTCCTCAAGTCTGCGAATGTCGTTGATGGTCAGGTATCCAGCTTGAAGTCCAACGCTGTAAGCGGTAAAGCGTGAGTTGGCATCGCCTCTTAGCAAGCCGTCAAGTGTGAACTTGATAAAGGCTGTTGATCCACCAGGCTCGGTTGCCATTAGAGGTGTGAAAGCTGACTCTAGTTTCTGAACGATTGGTCTGAGTGTGTGAGTCACAAAGGCAATGTTGTTTTGTTCCACACTCGAATAGGTGTTAGTGCCTGGTAGTCCTAGCAGGTGAGGTGGGATGTTAAACGCTCTAGCGACATCCTCGACAGCCATTCTGCGTGAGTCAATGAACTGAGCCTTGTCGTTTTCTACTGTGGTCTGAACAAACTTAGCTCCACCAGATAGAACGCCAGTCTTGTGTGACTTGCGGAATCCTTTGTGTCTTGCATCGAAGCCGTCAACAAGTTGCTTAGCTTGCTCAGGTGTTAAATTGCCAGGGAACTCGATGATGCCATTGGTGCTTGCACCTTGACCAAAGAATCTAGCGGCGTATGACTCTAGTGCGATAGCAAGTCCGAAGTTATCCTTGAGTGCGATGACTCTGGAGATGCCTCTGGTTTCACCTGGTCTAACAACATCTGGGATGTGGATTACTTCATTCTTAGTTAGTGGCTTGTTCTCATCCTGATTGATGTAAACAACCTCACCAACCTTGTTCTTGCGAATCTCAACCTTGGCAGGGTTTAGAACTGTCATGTTGATTACTCGACCAGCACCATCTCTAAATACTCGAACAAAGCCGTTGCCATCAAGCAACATAGAAACAATTAGAGATCCGTAGAACGCCTCTTTGGTGGTGTCAATGTCAGGCTGTTGCACCCAAGCTGGTCTAGGTCTAAAGGCGAACCTTGCACCATCTCTGCGGATGTATGAGTCAATCGGCAGGGTAGAGATTGTGTCAGAGATTAGGCTGACTGCTGAAAAGATTGCGTTGACCTTAAATACAGTTTCAGGGTTGACTACTGTGCCTGACTGATTGAGTACCTCGATGTCACCACCGGTTCCCCAGATGGTCTGAAAGCTGATAGCTCTTGACTCGAAAAGATTGTTGAGCATTTAGTTATTTCCTTTCGGCAGCCAAGCCAAATAAGATTGCAAACACGCCAGCGAGAATTACGCCAGCAGGAATAAAGATTAGCCCTGCACCAATGCTTATGGCTGAAGCTCCTGCGACTTGAAGTATGGTTGCCATGACCGCCTTAGATAAAGAATTGTGGGACAAGCTGTTCAGACTCTACTCTACCAACAGTTGCCCTATCAAAGGCTATTACAGCAGCAACAGCAGCGTCAATCTTTCGTGGTGAGCTTCGATTATCTTTGACGATTCTAGGGCCAATCCTGTCAGTCTTTACTACTGCGTTGGTGAGGTGTCGTTCAAGTAGTGCATCGCCATCGTGAATCATTGTCTGCTCTGTAACTGCTGTGTAGAACTTGGCACAAGCTGACACCATGCGACTTGGGCTAGTCGAAGGGAACTCGATAACAGGCAAGCCCATCTCTGCCATCGCATCCATAGACCTTTGCCAGCGATAAGGGTCACAGGCTATCTCTTTTACATTGTGAGTTGAGCAGAATTGAATGATTACATCCTCGACTTCTTGGGTGTTTACACGCCAATCATCGGTATCCTCTGGCTGTTTTTCCCATGTCTTGATCATAAATAGGTAGGGTTTTTCATCCTCTTTGGGTATGGTGCAACCCATCAAGCTAGTGCAGTCACCATTGAAAGAGCCGTCAAAGCCAATGATGATGTCCTCATCTGGTAGCAACTCTCGCTGTTCTGCTAGTGGTTGCCATGCTCCGTTAGGTAGCCAAGCGTTCATTGAGCTTACCCATTGGTTCAATCTCTTGGTTCTAAACTCTGGCTCTGGGGTTCTCTTGACAGCAGACTCAAAGTCATCCTTAGACACTAGATCGTCATAACCAGGGTTAGCGACTTTCCACATCTCAGGGTCGCGATGGTCTGCCTCTGGTGGTGCTTCCCACCAAGACATAAAGAATGTTGGGTCAACTACTTCACCTGTTGATACTCGCTTGCCGTACTGGTAGAGGTTGTAAGCAATAGAGTCTTGACCTGTCATGTCTGTCTTTTGACCGGCTGTGGTGACTGCTAGTAGCTGAGCCAGCTTGCCTCGGTTACCCATTGAGAGTGAAAGCACATCAAATAGTTCTCGATTCTTGTGGGCGTGAATCTCATCCACAATCGCTCGGCTAACATTTAGACCCTCTTTTGAGTAAGCCTCGGCAGATAGAACCTTCATCACAGAGTTGGTTGATGGCACAAAGATTGCATCTCGATACAGAGTGCAAAGCTCTGATAGCTCACTAGCCTCGACCATACGCTTAGCCTCACCAAAGATAATGCGAGCCTGTTCCTTTTCAGCAGCAGCGACCACAACCTCACCACCCTCGATGCCCTCAGCTATCAGACTGTAAAGGGCAAGCGTTGAGGCCAATGCGCTCTTGCCTGATTTCCTGGGAGTGCCTACAAGTGCGACTCTTGCAGTCAGTCCACCATCGGCATCTCTGGCAAAGATACGCCTGACAAGTTCCTTTTGCCAATCTCTTAGGACTAGCGCATCACCGACTCGACCAGCAATTCCATCCTTACCAATAGTTCCAAACGCCTCAGCAAACTCAATGGCGTACTCACCATCACCAGCTTTGATGGCCTCATCGGATACTGGTGTCAACCAGGCTGGGGGCCAGCTACTCACGATTAGCCTTCTTGGTTAGCAGTTCCTCTAGCTTGCTCATCTTTTTTACCTCAGCAACTCCGAGTCTGCTTCTATCAGTTGGGGTAAAACCAAGCAGAGAAAGGTTTGAGTAGATTGACTTCTCTAGCTCTCGCAAGCCTCTGCGATCCTTTGGGTTGTTGTCAGTCATAACCCTGACTCTTAGGTTCCATCTCTCGTCAACCATCTCACAAGTCATTAGCAGAATCTCAATGTCGCTATTGGGACTAATCCAAGCGATGCCTGATTCCCAAACTCTGTCCCATAATTCTTTGCCGTACTTAAGCAAAGGTCGGGCTGGCTCTGGTGTAGATAAGGCTTGGGGTATGAGCATCACAGTTGACTGGTCAGGTAATGCTCGCTTGCCAGGGTTACCTGTTAGCCTTTTGATCTCAGTTGGAACCGGTGGTCTGCCAACTTGTGCCATAGCTAGTCTCCCTTAGCTGGCAGTAGCTCGGCTTTCTGCCCTGTTAGTTTCTCCCAGCGTTCAATGATGACATCGCAATACTTAGGGTCAAGCTCCATTAGGAATGCAGTCTTGCCAAGTTGCTCACAGGCAATCAAGGTAAATCCCGAGCCACCGAATAAGTCCACAATGTTAGTTGCATTTTTGCCGTATCTATCAAGGAACCACTTAGCTAACTGAACTGGCTTTTGTGTCGGATGGACTCTAGTTTCATCTCCCCTAGCTGTGTAATTAGTCGTGACTAGCACTCTTGCTAGTTCTCTACGATGTTGAGCTTTTGACCAACAAGTTTCAAAGGCACTTCCAAACTTGCCATCAAGAAGGCCAATGCGATCATCAGAGTATTTGTCCCAGATAATCCAACTACCTAAGTCTGGATAATTACGATTCAAGGTTTCTACATAATAGTCTGCACCCCAGAGAAAGACCTCTTTGCAATCGCTAAAGTAATCAAGCAAGAAGCTGGCATCAAACTGTCTGTTATCTCCAATTACCCTGTCATAATTTTTGTTGCTGCCCATCTTGGAGTAATCGGTGTCTAGGTTCATGCCGTATGGTGGGTCACTAAATACCATGTGCGCTGTTTGCCCATCAAGCAGTTGATCTATTGCTGCCTTGCTAAATGAGTCACCACACATAAGCCTGTGATTGCCCAGTTGCCAGATGTCACCAAGAGCAACCCTGCCAGGTGCAGACTCAGGTATCTCATCCTCAACGATTGGCTTGTCCTCATCAGGCATCTCTAAAGGTTCAAAGCCAAACTCGGCAAGCTCCCAACCCTCAGCCTCTAGCTCTAGCAGTTGAGAGGTAAGAACTTCCTGATTCCAGTTGGCAAGCTCGGCAGTTCGATTGTCAGCGATAGCAAAGGCTTTAACTTGAGCATCAGTCCAGTCACTCGGAACCCTGACAACCTCAATGTCTAGCCAGCCCAAACGCTTAGCTGCCTCGACAGTTCCATTGCCGGCAACGATTGTGCCAGCCTCGGTTATGACGATTGGCTTGCGCTGACCGAACTCTTTGAGGCTTCCCATGATGGCTTTGAGGTTCTTGTCATCGTGTTGCCTTGCGTTGTTTGGATCAGGCGTTAGCTCAAGGATGCGTAGGGTTTCGATGTTCATTTTTATAGCTTACCAAAAACCTTTAGTTTTGCGGGACTACACAGAAGCTCAGGGGCTCGGGGTGTAAGGTTGCAAGTTGCTAAAGAAAAGACCCACCCCTAGGTAAATACGGCATGGGGGGCCCACAGGTGGTCTGTACAGGGCTTTTGAGTGTTATTGCTAAGTGATTTGACTAACCGACATACCTGTTGCTCTTGCGAGCGTTGCAGGTGCGGTGGGCTGGTGCCAATGGACTTTCTGGATTGCCTGGTATGAGGTGGTCAGCCTGTATCTGGGTGCGGTCTGTAAAAGCTTGTTTACAAATGTGACAATGAGTAGCTGTTTCCCTCAC